TTCTTCTGGCGACATTTCACCAGTCACTTTATCAAGGATCTTTTCCTCATCTTCTTGTGTGTTTTTGTTCCATGTAGAATGATCATCCACAGTTTGCGGCAAACCATCTTGACTTATACTTGATCTGCTAGCAGAATGATCATCCACAGTTTGTGGCAAACCATCTTGACTTATACTTGATCTGCTAGATTTCGACTTATCGTTACCGTTTTTGTTGTCTTTCTCGCACTCTTTAATAAGATTGTTATAATAAAATTCAGAGCTTTCATCCTTTGGATAAGGGCGACCGTAATGTTTTTTATCTTTGAAAACTGTTTCAACCCAGCAGTATTGATCCCAACTTTCAATCTGATTTTGGATAAATCCAAAACTTTCAACTAACAAGTGGTTGATAACAATATCTTGAGCAACATTTGCAATTTGCTTTTGTTCACAATCTTTAAATCTCGATCCATGATTGAGAACAACGTGCAAGCACTCATGACAAATGACAAATAATTTTTTATATTCGTCACATTCATTCCAAAACTTTTCATTAAACAGAAAGTTGATACAATTGCCATCTTTATCAAAAACTACAGCAGCTGTATCAATACTTTCCGTAAAACTAGGTTTGCCAAGTTGCCAAAACTTATAAAACAGAGAGTGGTGTAGAACCAGCTTGTTACCAAAATCTTTCCACTCTTTATCAAGATCTGTAGACATTATCAATTCCTTTCAAACCAGTTGGTTTAATAAATCTATTGGTCCGAGTGTGCCATCCGCTTTCATAATAACTGCCATCTTCCTAATTTTGGCTTTAAACACTTCATCTGACATGTATCTCGAACGATCTCCAGATAAGCTGCTCACACATGCATTATAAAGATTTATGAACAATTTACTATCTAGCTTTGCCAGCCTGACTGAAAACATAGTGTTTATATACATGTGAATGAAAGCTAGAATATCTTTTGATTTTTCTTCCGATATAGAACAATTGTTGTCATTTCTACGATTATAATATGTTCTTATAAGCGTTTCATAACTAGCATCTTTATCAATTTTAAATTCTGGAATAACTATATCACTCCAGTCAAACACACTAGATGATTTAATGTCTGGAAGATCTTTCGTTTTAATTTTATCATAAACAGAACTAATTTCAGCAATTAAATTTTTATCAGCAGATGCGCTAATGATATTGTGAAGCATTTCATTATATTTTTTAGTTATATCAGGGCATGTATCAACACCTGTTTTGCTTTCTTTGATATAGGAAAACACAGTTTCTTTAACTAACTTTCCATTTGATTCACTCATCATTAAACATATTTTTTCATTATTAATTAAAGGCAAATAGAATTTGCATATTTCTGATTCAGATTTAATATATTTTTTTGATTGTTCGTAATTATTTTCATTGCTAATGAAAGTTTTAGCTTTCTTGACATCATTGTCTTTCATAAACTTGTGAAGAGCTTTATGAATTGGGCCATTGATAATCAAATTATGCAACTTTGGAACATTGGTGCTTCCAGGAAGAACATCTTCCATGCTTCCACCAAGCCTAAAAAGATTTAATGCATAGTCTACACGGCGAGGAGAAACGAGGTCTTTCATTTCATTTGGCAGATCATTCCACCATTCAATGGCAGCAAGACCCATGTCTTCGCCATATTTTTCGCAAAAATAATCAGAATCACATTCATAGGGAATGGGCAAGGGAATTTCAAACCTATCCTTTTGAGCAGGATCAAGCTTTTCAACATCATAAATTTCTTCTTCGGTTTCAGGATTAATAGCTGCCCAAACAACCTTGAGATTTGGAAATTTCTTACCATTAATTGATTTAAATTGGATTAATTCCATTATAGCGTTACGAATTTTCTTTGGTGCTCGATTATATTCATCGAAAAATATTGCTTCAATCTTTGAATTTTTGCTTAGTGCTTTTGGTCGAACAAAATCCAGAACACGATCACCATCTTCATCAATAATTTCCTTGGGCACACCAATTAGATCTGTCCAAGGATCAAGAGTAGAGGCTGAAAAATACAGGTATGATTCACCAAGAATCAGACCTGCATCTTCAAATACCTTCTTGATCATGGCAGTTTTACCAACACCATGTTTGCCAATTAGCAAAACATTCTGTCGATTATTGTAGAAAGATGCGAGTTTAGCTATGCGAGGATTCATGTCGGTTACTCCTATTGTGTACCGACATGATTATAAGAAAAAAAGGCAGGCTCACTAGTCTACTTGTAAATTTGAAGATTCATACGATCAGACACGAATGTGTTCTCGCCAATTAAAAGTGTGAACCACACATCGTATATTCCTGCTTCAATATCTGTCGTATCAAGAAGATAGTATGCATAATTTTTCTCACGATAATCAGTAGAAGCTTCGCTGACAATCGTTCTTAAATCTTCTTCTTCTGGTAAACAATCACCACACTTTTGAACTATGCTTATTTTTACATCAGATGATATAATAAGATTTTCATAATAACGCTGGAGATCTGTTCCTTTTGGAACATTTGGCGTGATCTGGCAAATGATATATTGTTTACTGCCTTTTCTAAACCTGTTTGGTCTAAACGCAAAGCTAAAGTCATAAACAACTGGTATTGGAGTGGTATACCAAACATCTGGATATAAGTTGAAAGTATTAACTATTTCAGACGTTCCTTCGTCATCTCTAAAATTAATTTTCCATATATCAACATAAACACCTGTTGTGTATGTTGGAAAGTCAGTAGGCAGATCAATATAATATTTTCCTGTAGAATCCTGACTAATTTGTGTAACAGTTGTTACTAAAGTTCTTGCATTTGGATCATTAATTGAAGAATTATCATTTACTCTATAAATTTCAATTTTTTCAATTGAGTTTACATTCGAAAAATTATTTTGATTATAGACAAAAAGTCTAAGAGTAACAGTGTTTCCAACTGTTGGGTTTTGGTATCTTTCTCTTGTTGTAGACATTATTATCTCCTAGACTTTGCTGCCGATTTTGCCTTGCGAGCTTCTTTATCGTGCTCTTCCTTTTCTTTTTTCTTCTGATCGACGAATTTATCTATAAGATATCTTCGTTCTGGTATTTCAAGACGCATGACAGTAAACCTGTCCATATGCATATGATAAATAAAGAAAAACATCTCATCCATGAGATTACGCCAGAGTGTTAAGCTGGGGCTTTCACCCCCTTCTTGCTCCGGGGGAAGAAAAAATTTGCTTCAAGGGGTAGATCGATTTCAAATTCTTCATTGTTGTAAGGACTCACAATTGTGACTTTTGTATCCACACCAAATGGAGGTTCGTTTACAAGATTCCTAAGATAACTAACATCTTGAATAGGAAGGTTTTTCAACACTACTTTGATGTCTTCTTTTTCGTTAATGCTTTCAATGTTGTTGATCAGTTGTGCTGTACGGAAAATTAGTGTGTCATCAGCTGCTGAGTCGCCAAATGCTTTTAATCGGCGTTCACGATATTCTTGCAATTCATTTTCATCTCGCCCCTTTGAAAGACGATAGCCGAATTTGAGGCCAGACTTAGGAAGAACACCGAAAAGATCATTCTGGCTGAAATTATCTGGGCATCTTTCAACAGGAATTGAATCAATGTCAATGGTTGTTTGGAAAGTGCGATCAGTTTCTGGACACTTAACTTGAACTTCGTAATCTGATCCATAACTAATACCACGGAGATAAATTAGAAGGAATGTACGATCAGCGGTAAGAAGATTTTCTGGCTTAATTGGTTCTTTAATACATTTTGAAAAAATCATATTAATAGCAATTCCCTTTTTCACGAATCTTGGCGTGGCAAGAATTTGCTCTTCTTCACCTGTCATAGGGCGGATATGGATCTTTCCGTCTACAGGACCGTCAGTGCCATCATAAAATCGACCACGACTTGGAAGAAGAATTTCTTCAAAATTTGAACTTTGACTCTTCAAATTTTGCAAAAGAAGTGTAAGTTCAGCGTTTTGTTGAAATCCTGGTTGAGCATATTGGGGTGCATATTGAACATTTTGTGCAGAAGCTTGCTCAGGATTGCTCATTCCCATAGCTGCTCTAAATTGAGGAGGAATATTACCTGTAATCTTTACTGGTCCTTCAGCAGCGTTTTGTCCAGCGTTATTAGCTGGTTGTCTAAGCGGATGATGTTCTGGCAAATCAACTGCTGGGTCGTTGGAAGAATTAGGTCGTTGTGGGCGGAAGATTTCGTCTGACATGGTTTTCCTCTTGAAAGTTAAGATCTAATTTAATACAGTAAAAATAAAATTTTCTTATACAAAACTCAATTAAAAGTATGATAAACATCGGTTTGCACAACATTGAAAACATTGTTTTCGAAAATGAAAATATTAAAAAATCATTGCCAAGATTTAAATCACTGTTTGATTCATGGCTATTAAGTAAAACAATGCCGTTTTTGAGAGCTTTGGGAACCAGATCAATTATTCAATTGATTAATCAAATTAATGACGAAGAAAAGAAAATAATTTCTGATATATTAAAAACAGAAATTTATTTCATGGAAATGGATTTAGACAAAATTGTTCATTACGAAGGAAAAACAGATGACTTGGAATTTTGTTTGCCGTTAAACAAAAACATAAATGACATCTCTATAACAAGAACAAAAGATAAGATCGGAGTCACTATACATGCAGGAGATACCAATGAATGAAGTGGTTTTTTGGCTTTGTGCTTGCGTTGGCATGACAAACATAATTGTTGAGAGTGAAATTTCAAAAAAAGTAAAAGATTTTATGGAATCTTTTACACATCCATTCATCATAAAGATGCTTAATTGCTATCAATGTGCTGGATTTTGGTCAGGAGTAATTGTTACAACTGGCTATTTGCTAACATATAATTGTTTCTTTGAAAAATGGTTTTATGTATTTATGGGAGGATGTGCAAGCAGTTTTGCAAGCACGTTCTTTGCCATTTTCCAAACTTATCTTGAAGCTAATTCAGTGGTGAGAGAATGACAAAAAATCCAAATTTATATTGCGAAAACTGTAACAAGAAGTATCAAGGAGTTGATACTTCTAATTTAATTCAAATTATTAAATCTCAAATTCAAAAAAGTTTTAAAATAGCCATTGATCAAGAAAATATCAAGGAAGAAGCCTTTCAGAAACAAAAAGAAACATTTAAGTGTCCTAAATGTGGTTATCTAATGAGGAGTATTACAGGTGAAAAATAAGTCATATATCAGTCTTTTTGATGTTAAGCAAGCTCTTAGAGATAACAAATTTCGTGAAAGTTTACCTGAAAGTTTATTGCCAGATGTACAAAGATTTTTAAATAATCCAAGCTGCACATGTAATTTTTCAATTTATGTCAAGCTTCTCAAAGAAGCAAAAGATCAGTTAATTCAACATTATCCTGAAAAACACTACATGTCACCAGAAGAAGAACAAGAAAAGTTGGCTAAAAACAACTTTAGTATTATAAATTGTTCAATTGGAGAACTGGAAGATAGAATGAAAACCTTGGCCGCTGGAAGAAAACAAATTGCTATTGCAAGATATGAAGATCAAGTCACTGTTATTGTTAATGAGCTTGATCAAATTTTTTAATCAAGTCTTTAGTGTTTTGTAACATTTTTTCAAGAATTGTTTTGTGATATTTTGGAGCCATAGGAAAGGCATCATAAACATGCCTTTCCTTTGAAAGTAATAATGCTTTTTCAAAGTAATTTAGAGCAGCGTACAAATTGTTTTGTTCATACAAATAGCAACCAGTCAAAACTGCTATTTCAATAAAAGTTGGATATTTTTTTATTAAATAATTAATGTAATTTTGAGCTATGTCTAAATTTTGATTGTTCTTTAAATAATGTTTTATAATATTAAAATATATAAATAAATGTTCTTCTACTATTGGTTTTCCAAATAAAAATTCCGTTGCCAATTTTACAAAATCAGAATCTTTATTTAATTTTGACCAAATTTTATCAAATGGAAACAAATTTGTTTCATTACTTTTTATTATAAATTTATTTACCCCTTTTTTTTCTGTATTAAATATTCTTTGTGTTTTTACTAAAAAATCATTTACACCAAGGCATATATGGGTTGATTCTAAATCATCAGGAATTTCTGTAGATATTTTTTCATCATTAAAAAGTAGCAAAAAAGGTTGGTTTTTAAAATAATTTTTTATTTCAGTCAAAGCATTATTATCTTTATATTTTAACTTAACACTAGTTTTATCTATGTCATTGCAAAAATAAGTTATGTTATGTGAACTTTTTATTTCTAAAAGTTCTTTATAATCTTTCTTTTTGTAAATAGCTATGTTGATCATTTTATGTTTTTTACTAACTTATACTAGAAAGGTTAAATATAAAATATGGATTATGTTAACAACAAACTACTTGAAAACAATATACTTCTTTTCCAGAAATATTTGAAAACAAAGAAAAAATTTGATTATTTGAAAGTTGATTACGAAATACACAAATTAAATGTCGGAGAAAGCAAAACTGTTCTTCAATTTGATGCTAAATTGTATGAAGAAAACAATAAAAAACTAAAAGAAGTTCAGGATTATTTAGCAACTGAATTTTTTATTCTGGCACAAAATATTGTCAGGTTTACCAATTATCAATCTGTAGATGTGGACGATGCGGTCCAAGAAGGTGTTTACATTTGCTTGAGCAGAGTTGAAAGATTTGATCCAACAAGAGGAAGCAAAGCTTTTAATTTTCTAACCACATGTCTTATTCATCATCTTAGACAAATATACAGAAGTAACAAAAATTTTATAGAACTAAAACGTAAGTATTGTGATTACTATATGCAAAAACATTGCAGAGAATTACCAGCTAGACGTAATGAAAGATTGGGAAAAAAATAATAGTTATGTAAATACATTGACTTTTTATTTTTGAATGCTATATTGCTTATATTGATATTGACTGAGAAATTAATCATTCTTGGAGTTCATTATGAGAAACAAATTTTTGGATGGAGTTGAAAATTCAGAACTAATTGCTCTTCTTGAAAATAGCAGTGTTAAAGAAAAAATTAACACGATATTACTTAACGAAAGTGTCGTGTATACAAAAAAGGGAAGACTTAACAAATCCGGTGCATGTAGAATTTTGAATATGAAACCAAAAGAACTTGATGATTTTATTGTTGAGTGCCGTGATATTATAAGAGCCAGTCAGTTTGAAGATTGAACAGTCGTGCTATCGCCTGTGCAACCATACCATTGTGCTCTATCATAACGTAAAGTAAGATTTACTCGCATGATATCTGTTGATGTCATGTCGAAATCTCCAAATTCAACCTCTTGTGGCCAAGCATTAAAATACCACCATTCCTCTAAAGGATTGCCTTCGCCATCAAGTGATGTCACTGTAACATTTCGTTTAAATTTTTTCGCTGGTTCTGCCTGTCTGCTATATTCTTGAGATCCATAATATGTTTGTGTTTGGAAATTTCTGCTTTTGTTTGCATATATTCCATAAACCCAGCTTATCCACTCAGCAACAGGATTTAACTTTGTCATAGTGTCGAATAAGGTTACTTTCAACGGTTTCCAATCAGGCCTGCCAGCAAAATAAATTGTTTCATTCAGATGATTTACTTCTGTTTCTTTAAAACTAAAACTTGGCCTGCTTGCCTTTTCCCAGATCATAATTGATAAAGGATCTCTTGAAGCAGCACCAATATTTGTCGCTGTGATTTCCTCACCTTCAGCACCCGGTTTTGTTGGTGCTGTGTTTCCAGTTGTAACACCCCAAATATTCAAAATAAAACGATTTTGTCGTTTAAAAGTAGTGCCGGAAGCCCAGCCTATACCCATATTACCAATAGCTTGTGGCATAATTTTTTATATAGAAAAACTTCTACTTTTATATAGTATAAAAGTAGAAGTTTTTTATTAACTCCGTTAGTATTAGTATGCGCCTGCTAGATTTCCGCAAGCTCCACCAACATTACCTTCTTGAGGTACTGGAATACAATAGTTGGTGTATTTAGCAAAGTTGTATCGAAGGTTCAATTCAACAGTACATTCTTCGCTGGATGAATAGTCAAGATCCCCGAAGTTAATGGAAACGGGCCAGCAGTTGACAAGTCTCCACTCTTCAATTGCATAGCCAGAACCATCAAGCATTGTCAAAATGCCGTTGCCAGCATAACCAGTTCCAGCAGCATTTTTTGCGACATTTCTCTGAGTAGCCTGAATAAATTCAGAACCGCCACCAGTGAAGTTGTAAACTCTGTTAACCCAAAGAAGAAGATTGTTAACAGCTGCATCTGTTGATGCAATATCGTAATAGGTTACGGCTAACTGTTGGAAAGTGGCTTTGCCGGGAATCCAAGTTTTACCGTTCAAGAAGTTGATTTCAGTTTCTTCAACTTCCAGCTGAGGACGGTTAGCAACCTTCACATATTGACCACCAACACCAAGTGCTGCGTTTCCACCGATGTTTTCAACACGGAAGGTCCATCTGTACTTCCTTTTGAAAGTTGCGCTACCAAGTGGGCCGATGCCCATATTACCAATCGTACTATTAGTTGCCATTTTTCCTCCAATAATTTATTTATTAAAATCAACCCAGGTTTGTTCCAGTTCTGTTCAAAGAAAATTCAATAAAGATAAACTCAGCTGCTCTTGTTGGAACTAGGCCGATTCTGGCTCGTAGTTCGTTTCTATCGATGACATCGGGTGTGTTCAATTCAGCATCACACTTGACAACAAAGTCTGTCAAACCCTGACGCTGTTGAACATCGCTCAGGATAGATGTGCAAGCAGAGACGAATGTAGCACGAAGAGCTTCTGTGTTTGGTTCAAACAAGAGAGTTCTAGCAACATTCTTAATAGCTTTCTCAACATAGAACAACATTCTGCGAACATTTACTCTGTCTAGAGCAGTTGGCGCTCTCTGAAGAGTTTTCTGACCCCAGATAACGAAACCTGCAACATCTGGATAAGAAATAATTGGATTGATACAGTTCTGATTGCCATACATCTGATCTCTTTCCGCAAGAGTTGGGCGAGAGTAGACGTTAGCAACATTTTGAACAACTCCACGATTTAAACCAGCTGGAGCGAACCATACTGCTGACAGATTGTCAGAATTACAGATTGCTGCCAAAACTGAGCCTGATGGTGGAACCCAAACAGGAATGTTATTATAAACATCGGTGATTTGCAACCAAGGCCAGTAGAGGGCTGCGAAATCTGTATCAAAACGATCACCATTTAGAGGATGTACGCCATTCTGCCATTCGATGATTTCACGAACAGTTAGACCAAATGGAGGATCAATAATTGCAAGGCAATCTTCTCTATAGTTTTCAGCAACACTAATCAGAGCTTGAATTACAGATGTGCTTGAACGTCCAGGAGCACAAATCAGATCGATATCAATCTGTTCTGGTTCAGAAAGATTGTAAAGACCTGTGCCTGCAATTGGATTTCCAATTATCAAATCATCCTGACTATCAGGATCAAGAGGAATACCATCAGTACCACCAACCAGTGCAAGACCAGTAGCAGGAGTATTAGCTGGAGGTGCGCTAACAGCAGTGTTGTCTACTATTCTTACGAAGTAAGAATTAGCATTTACATATGTCGGA